TCTGCACCTGGCTGGAGGGGCAGTATCCCGAGCCGAACCTGATGGGTGCCGACGCCACCGAGCGCGCCTTCATCGAGGAGGCCGACCGCCGCGCCGAGTACTTCCTGCTGATTCCGGTGGCAATGGCTGTGATGGAGCAGAAGGATTGATATCCGACCAATTGGTGGTCGAATCCGACCAATTGCGGCTGGAAACCGCGTCAGGACGCCGTTTCTGGCACCGCGTGACGCCACGGCTCCGAAGGCAGAGGTTTGCAATGTCGGGGGCCGGAACTGCCGGTTTCGGCACTTGAAATGAAATGTGCGGGGCCGAGCAGGGCTGGCGTTTGAAGGGTGCTTGAGGAATGCGGGGCGGGCGTTCAAACGCCGCGCCTGGGGATCACCGCTGGCCGCTGAGCGCCTGGACGGTGCGCTTCAGTGCGGCCAGTTCTGCCGCGTCCTGAGCGCGCGCGTAGAACTCCGACAACAGGGCCTCACGGCGGCTCGGGTCTTCGATGGCGTCGACCAGCTGGACGATGGCGGCCCAGCGGCGGGCGTGCGGATGCTCCGCCGGCTCGCCGTCATGGCGTTCTGATGCGGTTTCCGGCGCTTCCGGCGCGCGTTCGGGGGCGCCTTGGCGCATCGGCCCCTCGCCGGTGAGCAGCCAGTTGACGTTGACGCCGGTACGGGCGAGAGCCGCCAGGGCTTCCCCACCTGGGACGTTCACCCCCTGCTCGTATTTCTTCAGGACACCAATGTGCACCCCTAGCCGATCGGCAAGCTGTCCCTGCGTGAGCCCGAGGGCGTCACGCCATGCGCGAAGCCGAAGCTGGAAGCTGGCTTCCAACTTCAGGCCCCAAAGCTGGAAGCCGAAAGCTGGAAGTGATCCGCGCTTCCAGCTTTCGTAACTGTCTGATTTCTCATGGTTTACACCCAGAACTGGCCGAACTGACGTTCCGCGAAAGCTGGAAGGAACCAAAAGTGCATCTCCGGACTTGACTAGCATGCATTTACGGTCCTAGAGTCGCACCAATGTGCACAGTATAGGACCGGAAACGGGCCATGTCGGAAAGTCAAGGGAATGTCAAGACGCGCGCTGAAGTCCGCGCGGATTTCGACCGACGGGGACTGTCTCTGCGCGCATGGGCGCGGCAGAACGGGGTATCCGAACGGATCGTCTACGAGTTGATGCGCGGGCGGTTCCAGGGGAAATACGGCGCGGCGCACAAGGTCGCCGTGTTGCTGGGTCTGAAGGACGGGGTGGTCGAGTGAGCGCCTGCGACTCCCGGCAGATCGCAGTAGCGGTCGGAGTCAGTGACCGCGCCGTCCGGGACCGCGCCGCGCGTGAGTCGTGGCCCTACACCGAACAAGCCTGCCGCGGCGGACGCCGGCGGCTGTATGCACTGGACGGCCTGCCGGCCGACGTCCGGGCGAGGGTGATCCTCGCCACTGCCAGGGAGCACAGCGATGGACATGACCGTACAGACGGACGCGGGGCAGCTGGTGGCGACGGTGCAGCGCACCGGCGGCGGGCGCTTGCCGGTGCGGTGGCGGGTGTACTGGTCGCTGATGGCGGATCGTCTGGGCGCCCCGGGGCTGCCCTTGTACGACAGCCGGCAGGCCGCGCGGGCGGCGGTGCTGACGTGGGCGTGCCGGCAGGGGCTGATGGTACGGACGACCCCGGCGCGCTGAAGGCGGCACCGGCCGACGCGCTGAGCCCGAGCCCCGGCGCTCCCACCGCGGCGCAGGCCGCCGACGTGGTGCAGTGGGCCTTGACCCGGCCCGCGAAGTTGCGGGCGCAGGGCGCCGAGCGGGCGCGGGTCTGCGGGGTGGTGGCGCATCTGGTGGCGTCCGGCCAGCCGCTGAATCAGGCGCTGACCGAGGCAGCTGCAGCGGCGGGCGTGCCGCGAGGCACGCTGGTGCGCTGGCATTACCGCGTCGCGGGCTGGCCGCCCGAGGCCTGGGCCGCGCGGCTGACGCCGGGCTGGTGCGGGCGCAGCGTGGGCGGCATCGAGCCGCAGGCGTGGGACTTCTTCACCAGCTACTACCTGACCCGCAAGCAGCCGACGCTGGCGGAAGCCTATCGGCGCACCTGCGAGGCGGCGGCCGCGCACCGCTGGGGCAAGCTGCCCAGCCTGTCCACCTTCGAACGGCAGCTGCGCCGGGATTTCAAGCCGGAGTGGATCGCCTTTCGCCGCGAGGGCATCGAGGCGCTGAAGCGCCTGTTCCCGAAGGCGCGCGTGGACCGCACGCTGGTCCGGGCGGGCGAGGTGGTCAGCGGCGACGGCCTGAAGTTCGACCGGCTGTGGGTGGCGTTCCCGGACGGCGAGGTGCTGAACACCGCCACCGGCTGGTTCTGGCAGGACTACCGCACCGCCCGGATTCTGGCGTGGCGGCTGGGGAAGACCGAGAACCTGGACGTGTTCCGGCTGTCCACCTATGACCTGCTGTCGATCTGCGTGCCGGAGCAGGTGATCCTCGACAACACGATGGTGGCGGGCGCGGCGGCGATGTCCGGTCAGTCCGGCGTGCGCAACCGTGGCGGCAACCGGCCCGAGGAACCGATCGGCCTGATCACGATGTTGCTGGGGCCGACCGCCCTGCACTTCACCGACCCGTCGGAGCAGTCCGGCAACCCCGGCGCCAAGCCGATCGAGCGGGCCTTCGGCATCGGCGGCCTGCACCACGCGGTGGCCACGCATCCGAAGTTCGTCGACCGCGGCTACAGCAAGGCCACGGCGATTCCGTTTGCCGAGTTCGAGGCGGTGGTGCGCGAGGAAGTGGCGCGCCACAACGCGCGGCCGGGGCGCCGCTCCGCGGTGTGTCGCGGCCAGCTGAGCTTCGATCAGGCGTGGGCCGAGGACTACGGCAAGCACGGCCCGGTGAAGACGCTGCCGGAGGCGCAGCGGGCCATGTTGCTGCTGATGCCGGAGGCAGTGCGGCTGCACCGCGAGAACGGCGAGGTGGCGCTGAAGGCCGGACACGGCCCGTGGGGCAAGCCGCGTTACTGGTGCGCGGCGCTGACCGAACACCGCGGCCAGCTGGTGACGGTCTATTACGACCCGGCCGACCACAAGCAACCCGTATCGGTGTTCACGATGGCGGGGCAGTTCATCGCCACCGCGCCGCACCTGCCGGACTCGCCGGGGCTCAGCAACGAGCACGCGCGCGAGCAGAAGAAGTTCATGCGGCGCTATGTGAAGCAGGCGAAGCAGATGGCCGATACGGCCACGCGGCTGGACGCGCTGCAGATGGCGGCGATGTACCCGGCCGCTGGCGGCGTCACCCCGCCTGCCGAACCCGACCCGAAGGTGGTGCGTGCCGACTTCGGCGGCTCGCGCCTGCGCGCCGATGGCGGCGTGGTGAAGGCCACGGGCACGGAAGGCCGCGGCGCCGGCAAAAGCGCTGAAGACCGCTACGTCGATGCCGCGAATCGAGTGGTGATGTCGCTGATCCCGCGCCATGCGCGGCGCACGGAGGAGTGATTCGGCCAGAAATGTGTGGCTCGACAACTGAACACAGAGGCGCCGGCGCTGTCACGCCGGCGCGGTGGAAACGCCCCGAGAAGGGCACTTGAAGCGAGGTGAAGCATGGATGGAATGGCGATGGAGCTGCAAGGCACCGAGGCGGTGCTGGCTGCCGTGCGTTCGGAGATCGCGCGGGGCCTGACGCAGAACCAGGTGGCGCGGGAAGCCGGGTTGTCGTCGGCGTCGCTGGCGCAGCTGCTGGGGGGCAACTACCCGGCGGACCCGGCGCGACTCGTATCGAAGCTGTCGAAGTGGCTGAGCCTGCGCCGTGAGCAGGCGGCGCAACCGCAGCTGCCGGCGGCGCCGGGGTATGTGGCGACGCCGACGGCGGAGCGGATCGTCGCGGCGCTGGCCTATGCGCAGATGGCCGGCGATATCGCGGTGATCTACGGCGGGGCCGGCGTCGGCAAGAGCAGCGCGGCGCACGAGTACCGCAGCCGGATGCCGAATGTGTGGGTGGCGACGATGAGCCCGGCGACCGCCGGTGTGGCGCCGGCGCTTGAAGAAGTCTGCCTCGCACTCGGGATCCGCGAGCTGCCGGGCGGCGCGGCGCGGATGCAGCGGGAGATCGTCGCGCGGCTGCGCGGGACCGGCGGGTTGCTCGTGATCGACGAGGCGCAGCACCTGTCGGTGGCGGCGCTGGATGCGATCCGCGCGCTGCATGACGCCACCGGCGTCGGGGTCGCGCTGATCGGCAACGAGCAGATCTATGCCCGGATGACCGGCGGCGTCCGCGCGGCCTGGCTGGACCGGCTGTTTTCCCGGATCGGCAAGCGGCTGCGCGTGGCGCGGGCGACGCGGGAGGACGTGGCGGCGCTGGCGGCGGCGCATGGCGTGGGCAACCCCGAGGCGATCAAGCCGCTGGCCGCGATCGGCGCGCAGGCCGGGGCGCTCAGGGGCGTGACCAAGTGTCTGCGGCTGGCGCGGCTGATGGCCGACGGCACCGGCGAAGCGTTGGCGGCCGCGCACGTCGCGGCGGCCTGGAAGGACCTCACCGGCGCGGCGCCGGTGGCGGCGGAATGAGAAACCCGGGGAGAACGACGATGGAAGGCATGGTGGCGGCTGGTCTGTTCGTGGTGGTGGTGGTGGTGCTTTCGGCGACGGTGCCGATGTGGGGGCCGGTGCTGTGGCGCTGGCTCCGGCAGGACGAGGCGCGGCTGGTGTGCGCGGAGCTGGACCGCTGGGAGCGGGAGATGGATCGGCAGCGGCTGGACTACGAGGCCGCGGTGATCCGCGCGGCGCAGCGGCGCGGGCTGCCGGATGCCGATTGGCCGGCCCTGGCGCCGGCGCTGGCGCGCTGGTGGCAGGGCTACCGGGACGGGCGCATCAGCTGGCAGACGGCGTATTGCGAGGCGGAGAGCTGGATCAGCCGGCGGGTGCGGCTGGCGGAGGCTGCGGCCCGTGCGGCGGAGGTCGAGACGGATGTGCGGGGTGCGGCATGAAGGCGCTGGTGCGCGAGAAGACCCTGCGCGCGTGGACCGCCGCCGAACTGGCCACGCTGGCCGCGCTGCGGGCGCGGGGTCTGTCGATTGCGCAGTGTGCGGTGCGGCTGGGGCGCAGCAAGGGCGCCACGAAGCACGCAGTCGGGCTGCTTAAAACCAGCGATACGCCCAAAGCATCGCGGGGTCCTTATTACCCGCGGAAGCCGGCGCAGATTATCGGCCCGCTGGCCCATATCAACCCGGATGCAGTGGCCGAGCGGGTGATTCGCGCGCTGTCCGACCTCGGCGCCCTGATGCTGATTCAGGAGCGCGGCCAGTTGGTGGGGGTAGTCCCCGGCAGCCGGCCGGCCCAGCGTGCGGAAGCGCGCGGGGCGGCGGCGATTGTCGGCACGTACTGGATTGATGGCGCCAGCCGGCAGGCAATCGCCGAGGACATTCGCGCGGCGGGCGGGGGTGCGGCATGAGCAGGCATCCGGTGATCCCGCTGGGCGGCTACCGGGCGGATGCGGTGGTCAGCGAAGCGGGATGGATGGTCGAGGTCGTGCCGACCTCGAAGCGCGGGGCGCCGGTGCGGCAGTACGGGGCGGTGCGCGATGCGCACGGCGTGCTGAAGGACACCGGCGGGTCGATGTTGGACGAGGGCGGCGAAGTCGGCATGGCGCTGAGCCTGCTGGCCGAGGCGCTGGATGACGTGAGCGATGCGCTGTGGCGGCGCAACCAGGGAGGCGAGTAATGGACGGCGAAAGGATCGACGTGATGACGCTGGAGGCCCGCGCGGCGGACCTGCGGGCGGCGCGGGATGCACTGTCGCAGGCGGCGGAGGCGGCGCATGCCGCGATGCAGCAGGCGGCGGCTGCGCACATGGGTGCGGTGCGCGCCGCGCTGGCGGCGTCGCTGGACGCCGAAGCCGCGTTGCGCGGCGCAGTGGAGCAGAGCCCGCCCGAACTGTGGCGCAAGGCCCGCACCCGCACGGTGCACGGCATCAAGTTCGGCTGGGTCAAGCAGCGCGGCCGCGTGGAGTTCGACGACGAGGCCAAGGTGATCGAGCGGATGAAGAAGCTGCTGCCGCCGGATCAGTGGGCGCTGCTGGTGCGCGTGAAGGAGGCAGTGCACAAGCCCGGCGTGTATGACCTGACGGCTGGCGACTTGAAGCGGCTGGGCATCCGGATCACCGACGACTGCGACGAGGTGGTCGTGAAAGACCTGAAGGCGGAGATTGAGCGCGCCATCGAGCAGGTGCTGAAGGGCGCGCTGAACGTGGGAGGTGGGGCATGAAACTGACGCGATACACGGTGACGGCGCTGTCTGCGGTCGAGGGCGAGCCGGACGGCTTCAGCGACACGATCGAGGCGCGCAGTCCGCTGCGGGCGGCGCAGCAGTTCATGGCGAGTTCGCCGGCCGCGGTGCAGTGGAGCCGGCCGGAGCCGGCCACGCCGGCGCAGTCCGCCCGCGCGGTGGAGCTGGCGCAACGGGCGCGGGTGCTGGTGGTGGGCGAGCACGGACGGGCGCAGGAGTACACGCTCGCGAGGACGGTGGTGATCGAGGCCACTGGCCGGCGCCGGCCGGCGGCGCGCTCGCGAACCCGCACGCGGGGTGCGGCATGAGCGACCGTGGACCGAAGGGCAAGCGCGGCGCGCGGGCGCCGACCGACCAGCGGCGCGCATGGATCGGCCGGGTGCACGGGGCGGCGGCAACGCTGGGGCTGGATGACGACACCCGCCGGGCCTTGCAGCTGCAGGTGACCGGCGTCGAGAGCTGCGCGCGCATGAGCTTGCGCCAGCTGCTGGACGTGATGGAGGCGCTGTACCAGCGCGGCTATCCGCGGCCCACCCGCGAGCCGATGGTCAGCGTGGAGCGGCGGCCGCTGGTCGCGAAGCTGAAGTCACAGTGCGAGGCACAGGGCTACCCGTGGCCGGCGTATGTGCTGGGGATCAGCCGCCGGATGTTCGGCGAGGCGGCCCCGACCGTGGTGGCCTGGCACACGCCGCAGCAGCTGCGGAAGCTGGTGGCGGCGCTGACCTACGACCAGCGCCGGCGCCCGAAGCCGGCGCCCGGCCCGGTGGCCTGAAGCGCCGGGATCGTCGAACGACGCGGCCGCCCGGCCGCGTCGCTGCATCAGGAGGAGCGAGATGAGCGACGAACAGCTGCAGTTGCTGGACCCGATGACCTGCGATCCGCTGGATCTGCTGCTGGAGCATCACGCCGACCTGCCGCCGCCGGCGCGCTGGCCGAAGTTGCTGCGCGAGCTGGTGGACATCCATGCGGCGTACAACGAGCGGGTCTGGAAGCTGACCGCCAAACAGGCGGCCGACGATGCGATCGAGCGCGTCGTACTGCTCGCGCAGTACCTCGGTGGCCGCTTTGTCTACCTGCCCCGCGGTGACGAGCTGCGGATCGCGGCGCGTGATGCCCTGATCTACCGGCTGTCGGATCGGCAGCCCGCGCACGAGATCGCCAAGCTGTTCGGCTTGGGCGAGCACGTCGTCTACCGCATCATCGCCCGCCAGAGGGCGCTGGTAGTCGATCGCCTGCAGGGGAAGCTGTTCGAATGAACGTCGGTCGCTGCCCCTGCTGCCATGCCCCGCTGGACCTCGGCGCCATCGTCGCCGACCTGGACGCCCGCGACCTGCTGGCCCTGCTGAGCACCCACGCGGAGCTGGCCCGGCCGCTGGTGGGCTACCTGACCCTGTGGCGCCCGGCGAAGCGCGATCTGAGCTGGAGCCGGGCGCTGCGACTGGCGCGCGAGGTGCTGGCGCTCACCGCCGACGCTGCCGTGCTGGCCGAGGCGCTGGCCGTGACGGTGGACAGCCTGCGCGCCAAGGGCGGCGAGCTGCCGATCACCTCGCACGGCTACCTGAAACGGGTCATCGAAGCGGCCGCAAACCGCGCGCAAACCGCGGTTGATGGCGGGTCGCGGGCGGTGGTCGTGACCGGGAACGCCGGCGCGGCCGGGTCGAAGACGCTGAAGGCGCTGGCCGCGCTGGAAGCCCTGAAGGGAGGCGCCGCCCATGACTGAGCGTGCCCCGGATTGGCTGCGCCACGAGGTGGTCAGCGGCCTGCAGCGGCTGCTGCTGCTGGCGCTGGACGGCGGTCCGGCGCTGGACAGCATCGAGGGCGTGGCGATGGCCTGGGTGGATGCGTGCCTGGTCTGGCCGATCGCCTGGGACCGCGACGCCGACACGCCGCGGCTGCGCCACGCCTTCCGGGTTCTCGCCGCCGGCAGCCGCCGCTGGCCCGCCCCGGTGCAGCTGCGCGACGCCCTGCCGCCGCGGCAAGCCCCGCCAGCCCTGCCGCCACCGGCGGTGGATGCCGCCCGCGCGGCCGAGATCCAGCGGGAGATTCGGGCGATTCTGGCGGGCCTGCGGTGACCCTGTTGCTGCCGTCAATGCCCTGACCCCGACGCCCCGCCTTGCGGGGCGTCGGCGTTGTGGGCCTCGCGCGCGCGAGGAAATGCGCTAGTCCCATCTAGTCCCGCCCCGCCGCCCGCGCGCGCGAGCCTGCGCTCTGACATCCGACCCGGACCCGTCAGAGGAGCACCGCCATGGAGCGTGACCCCACCACCGAGCAGGGCCCGGTGGACCCGCCGCACCCGCAGGCTTTCACCCGCGACTGGTTCGCGGACAAGGTGCGGGGCTGGCCGCTGATCGTGATTTTCGTGCTGACCTTTGCTGTGGTCTGGGCGGTTGCCCCGCAGAAAGTCGGCCTATTGCTCTGGCTGCTGGCCAAGGCGAGCTGTCTCTGCTACCTCGCGTACTGGGTGGACCGGATTGCGTTTCCGTACGCCCGGCCGCACCTCTTGCAGGGCATCGCCCACGGCACCGCCCAGAAGCGCCGGGCGTTGCTGCTGGCGGCGGCGCTGTTTGCGGCCGGGGTGACGCCGTGAGCTGTCACTACCGCCGCACCTGCCGCTGGGTGGTCGGCGTTCTGATCGTGCTGATCCTGTTTCAGATGGTCGCGTTTCTGTTGCTGGCCAATACGGTCCCCGCGGTATCCCGCGTGGTGATCCCGGAGCGCTCGGCGATGTATCGCCATGCGCTGCACCGCGAAGCGGCGGCGCAGTGGGGATTGGACGCGCCCACCGCGCGATTGGCGGCACAGATTCATCAGGAAAGCGCGTGGCGCCCGAAGGCTGAAAGCCGGTTTGCGCAGGGTTTGGCGCAGTTCACCCCGGCGACCGCCGAGTGGATCGCGCAGGTGTATCCGAGCCTGCGGCCCGCGGACCCGTGGGACCCGACGTGGTCGATCCGCGCGCAGGTCACGTATATGGCGCACATCCTGCGCACGCTGGGCCCAGCGGCCACGCCATGTGATGCCTGGGCATTTGCCCTGTCGGCTTACAACGGGGGGCCCGGTTGGATTGCGCGTGATCGCCGGCTGGCGGCGGCTGCGGGGGCCGATCCCGCTCGGTGGTTTGGTCACGTCGAGCACTACACCCGTCGCGCCGAGTGGGCGCGGCGGGAGAACCGGGATTACCCGCGCCGCATCCTGCTGGTGCTGGAGCCTGCCTATTTGACGGCCGGTTGGCCGGGGAGCGCGGTATGCCCGTGATCGGCGAACGTCTGCTGGCCTATGGCGGGGCGCGGTTGGTCGGTGCACTGGCGCTGGCGTGTCTGGTGATGGGCCTGCTGCTGGCCGCGAGCGTGGCCGCCAACTGGCACCAATTCCGCGGCCACGCCCGAGTGACCACGGCGCTGGCTGCGCAACTGGCCGCCGCCGAAGCGCGCGGACAGGCCGAAATCGAAGCCTGCGCGGCCACCAATCAGCGCGTGACCGGAACGGTCCGCGTGCTGGAACAGGAGCTGCAGAACTGCCGCGGGCAGACCCAGCGCATCGAGGCGCGA